ATCATTTCTGTTTCACTTAAACCTGCTTGTCTTAATTCTTCTGCTTGTTCTTCTTCAAAATCTCTCATAGCTTTGCTTGCATAAGAGTAAGCTAAATCACCTGAAGCTTGTGATGCTGGTACCGCTGCTGCTTTACCTAATGCTTTTGCTCCTTCTTTTGTAAATAAATCTATTTCACCACTACCTAATTTACCTAATGTTTCTCTGCTACCTCCTAAAAAGTCAGCTGCTTCCGCTAACCCTGTCAATCCTAAATCTTTTGCTTTACCAAAAAATCCTCTAGTATCAGGTATACTTTTAGTTAAAGTATCTGCCCCTAAAGGAGCATCTTTTAAAGAACTTAATATACCTTCTTTATCTGTTGTAAAAGGACCACCTCTCATTCCTCTTAATGTGCTTCCAGCTTCAGGTGCTGTTCCTGCTCCTGTTAAACCAGCTAACGCTGTAGATAAATAATTAATATCTCCTTCGGGATCTAAAGCTTCTTGTGAAGTTGCATTAGCTAGAGCAGATGCAATTCCTCTATATAAAGGAGAAGCAAATAAACTTGCTCCTGGTAACATAAAAGGTACTGCAGATGCTAAAAATGGTAAAGCTGGTCTTAATTCTCTTGGTGTAAGTTTTCTTACTGCTCTTCCTGTTTTTTTAAAAGTATCTGTTCCAAAATCTAAAAATTTATCAACTGGTCTTTTTAATTCTTTGGGTATGTATTTATCGTAAAATGCCATAGTTTCTCATTATAATATTAATATTAAAGCAAGTACGCAACACTTGTAAATAGGCGAGTATTACACAATTTACTAGGTTTTTGTACATTCGTCAATCGCTGATGTTAAAGTCAGCGCCTATTTTTACTTCTTCTACAGTCACATTTACATCTCTTCGTATATGCTCTGCTTTTGTAGCTGTATTAGCATCTTGAACGTCTGCTAAAGCTTCAGCATCTGACATATACTCTTGACCTGTTTCTGTATTAGTTAAAGTTACCTCTGTTTTAGGTGTAATTACTGGTACTCTTTGACCATTAATTGTTTCATACCTAACTGAAGCTTCTGTTTCTACAAACGGCATTATCTGTCCTCCCTGTTGATTTCTAATATTGATGCTACAACGTGCAATCTATTTGCATCTGCAGCGGTTACTTGTAATACTTCATTTTCTTGCATAATTAAAGGCTCATTTAATAATTGTTCTGTAGCATTACCTGCTATAGCTTTATTTTGAAATATAGTAAATTTGTTAGCTGATGCTGGATCTCCATCAAATAAGTCAACTGTAATATCACTACCATTATTTGTATCATCACAAACTAATATAGATTTTACAATAGCTCTAGAGTTAGATGCTACAGTATATAAAGTTGTAGCAGCTGTAGTTGTTAAATCTAATTTTTGATTTTTATATATATTTGCCATTATACTAATCCTCCCGTAATAAATCTTTTTAAAAAATTAATACCGCCTTCTGTTTCTCCTGTGTCTACATTGTATTTACCGTAACCACTAAAACCCTCTCCACCTAAATTATATCCTAATCCAAGGTTACGAATTCTTTCTCCACCTTCTCCTACAAATAATTCTTGATCATCTAAAAATATTTGATCTCTACCTTTATTGCGTTCATAATCTGCTAGAAGACTTAACTTATCGCTAAAAGGTATATTTAAATTAAAAATTGCATTTAATGTTTCAGAGTCAATTTGTAAAGGCGTGTTAGGAATATCTTGTTTTCCTGACTTACTGTAATTTACATTTGCATTTATTAAATCTAATAATCCAGCCATTAGCCTAATCCGAACCACGTATATCTTTCCGAGTCCTCTTTAAGTTGTGTTAAGTATGTAGAGTTTAATTGTTCAATGATTGTAGTTAACGCTCTGTTAATTTGTCTTTGATTATCTTCACTATATTCTTTTTTAGGTTCAGGTAATCTTACTACAACTTTAGTCATTAGCCTCTCCTTCCATCTGGTTGTATGTCAACTTGAAACGTACCAAATCTCCAAGACTCACCTACACCAGTATTTTCTATTTTTATATTTGCATATCTTCCTCTTGCTCTAGTGTCGACTTTTAAGGTACTAGAATTTATTATAAAAGGACTTAATGCAGTTTCTATATCATCTTGTGATGGAAAATCTTTTATAGATAAAGTTATTTGATTGTTACCTGTTAATACTTTAAAGTTTGGTAAAAATCTTCTCATCGCTAAAAATACTTCTGATTGATCTGGTTGTAGTGAAAAACTAAATGATTGTATAAAAGATGTTAATGCAGTTACACTACCATCTGGATTTACTTGATCGGTCCCCGATTCTTGTTCAAATAATACACTTCTACCTAAACCTGTTTCACCTATAATTGCAGGAAAAGAACCTGTAGCTGAACTGCTGTATGCTGTAGCGTATGGTTTAGGATATACTAATGAATCAATCCAAGTTGTTCTAATTGAATTAATGTTAGTTCCTGTATACCAATTACCCATAGGTAACTGTGTATTGTTTTGTCCGTAGTTGTAAACTACATATCTATTATTAAAATCTGATCCTGATGTTGGATACCACCAAGTTACTTCTGTAAATAGGTTATTGATACCGGCACAAACTTGTTGGCCTTTTGTTGTATCAACATCATCATAAATATAATCTTCAACTGAACAAGGTAGAGTATTTACTGTACCATCAAAAGAGAAGAAACCATTATTACCCATCCAATATGCAACACCATCAATTTCAATTGCTGCATTCTTACCAATCAATCCACAGTTTGTACCTACTTGTTCAAAACCAAATGTAAATGGCGCACCTACAAATTTCATTGTGTATAGTGCATTATCTGTCCATACTAGAATGTTTTCTTTTGCAACTAAAGCTCCTACAATTTTAGTACCATCTTGTATTCTTTGTGTACCGGCTGTGTTAGTTGCTTCTGGTGTATATTCATTTATATTTTCATCTTCAGAAAATCTTATAAACATATCGTCTTGTGTAGTAGGTGATCCAATAGTTGTTTCAGTTCCAAAATGAATTAAGTGCCGTGTTGTTGGTGAAATAAGTGTAACTCTAGTAGCTGTTGGATTGTTTGTAGTTTGAAATCCTGATGTAGTTGTAGAAGCTCTTGTAGATAATCTTGCTGCAATAGAAGAATCCCAAGTAAAAGTTTTACCATTAGCAATCGTTGCAATTAATACATCACCAAAATTACTTAATGACCAAAGTCCTGGTTCAAGAGTAACTGTAGCTGCATCAACCGCATCTCCCCATCCTGAAAATTCTGTAGCGTTTGTAACTGTATCACTTGATGAATGAGCTTGACCATTTGATGTACCAGTAGTTGCTGTACCTTTTGCACCTCTAGTAATACCTAAAAATTGTGTAGCATTTGTTGATGTGTATGTAATTAATTCGTTAGCGATTGCGATAGTTCCAGAAGATGGAAACCCTGTCGTGCTTACAACTGTAACCGCGGTCCCCGATCCACCTGTACCATTTGTATCTGCAAGAAGTGCACCATTTAAAGTTGTAGTTTGTGCACCTTGAACTGTACCACCATATTGACTAATACCAAAACCATATCCATAAGTTTGTGCAGCTGGACCCACTCGTTCGTAAGGTTTTATATCTACACTACCACCAGACGCTGTAGAACCTACGCTTGTAAAAGTTATAGTAAAAGTGTTTGCTGTTGGTGTAGAAATAACTTGAAATAGTTTATCTTCAAAATCTGACGCACTTAATCCTGTACCACCTGGTAAAGTTACACTGTCAAATAAAACAATGTCACCATCTTCTAAATTGTGTGCTGCTGATGTTGTAATGGTAATAGTAGTTGTCCCATTAAAAGTAAATGTAGCTGCTGAAATAGTAGTTGCTAAAGGAGTTACATCAAAAAATTGACCTTCAAAATATACAATTAAAAATTTATCTGTACCGATTGCAACATATCTATTACCATCTTGGTCAACAAATGCGTGTTGTTTTCTGGCTACACCTACTAATGTATCTGTAAGTAATGACTGCCAACCACCTACTTTTTCTGGTAGTCCATATCTAAATCTAACATTATCAGAATCAACCCAACGACCTTCTGCCCCAACGGCAGTGTCTTGTTTATCTATTCCGGGAGCAAACTTAATCTTCGTAAGCATTATTACTCCTATGCTGTATTAGTTTTTAACTGCCAGCCTTTACTTGCCCCAGTATAAAATAATGTGACTGATTGATTATTAGTAGTTAGGTCTATTGAAGAGTTTGCACCTTGAATATTTTCTGAACCATCTGGTGCTACAACACATTTGTTTGTTGCAAAACCATTTGATGCCGATACGTCCATAATAACTATTTCATCCCCAACAGAACCTGCAGGTAAAGTAATTGTTACAATATTAGCTACTGTGTCTACACCTATTTGATCTCCAGGAACTGCTGTGTATGCAGTTTTACTAGCAGCCGTTACTGTTGTAAATCCTTTGTCAAGCATTCCTAATGTTGTTGCTGGTACACTACCTCTAGAATAAACTAAAGCTGTTGCGCCTTCTGGAAGAGGAACTCCTCCACTTTGACCTGTTGTTATTAAAGTTACTGTATAACTATCACCAGCTCCGCCTCTAGTTGTTGCATCCTCTACAAAAAATACTCTGTTCGCATTACCACCTGTTGTTGATGCGGGCATAGCTAAAGTTGAATTACCAGATAAAGTTCCTGTTACTTTAATGTAAAGGTTTTTACCATTTGCTGTTGCATCTCCATCAGCTAAACTTAATGTAGTTGTACCTGAACTTAAAGTTACTTCTACATAACCTGATGCTGCTGTTTGTAATAGTTGTAAATTTGTATTTGTGATTGCGCCCCATAGACCGGCTTTTTCACCTGTCGTTACGAGTTCTAATGATAAATCTGATGAATAAGTTGATGCCATAATTTTAGTACGGTTTGATTGGTGTCCAAACCATTGTTGCTCCTGGTATTATATCGTTCCACGTAATAACTCCTGGTTCTACTGTATCTAATGTTAGACCTGAACCTGTAGGTAATACATTTGCTCCAGCTGTTATTGTAACATTTCCTGTAGCCAAGGTCAACGAGTTTCCAGAAGGTGTTGCGTTAGCATCTATATTAACTGTAAATGCACCTATACCTAAAGATACAGCATTTCCTGTAACTGTATGATTAGCATCGGCTGTAATAGTTAAAGTACCTGTGCCTAAAGATACTGCGTTTGGTGTTAAATTTTCTGTAACTGCATCTGCAATAATACCTACACTACCAATAGTAATTGTAAGTGAATTACCTGTTACGGAAACTTGTACATCTGAATCGGGTCCTGATGTAGCGAATGGTAATGCTGATATTGCGTCAAATCCTAAACTCATAAATAATCCTTAAAAGGAGACTGTGTGGTATGTGGTGGTGACACAGCCTCCATCTAAAGATTATATCATCGTTTAAACCAAGAAGGAAGACCTAAATGTGGACGTTTGTCAAACATATTATCTCTAGCGCCTGGAGTTTTACGGTTGTTATAATGAAGAAATACTTGTACGCATTCCTTACCTTTAAATTTATTTCGCCAATGCTCTAGCTCACAGCCAGAA